AACCGCCACCACATCGCCGGGGTAGATGCGCATCTCTCCCCGGTTCGGCACCGAGAGGATGCCGTAATCGGAGAGTCCGCCAACACCGGAGATGTGGGCCTTTGGGGTTCCCGTCGTCAGGTCATCCTTGATGAGCTGATTAAGCGCCGCCACGTCGGCAATGCTCGCCGGCCAGGTAAGGGCGGTGAGCGTAGTGGCCGCCGTCGTGCCCGCAGTACCTAGAGCCATCTAGTCCTCCGCCAGTGCGTCGCGGATTTCGGCGTGATGTTCGATGACAGCGGCAGCGAGGGCGGCGATAGCCCTGGCATGCGCGCCCGGCCCGTCTCGCTGATCCGCTCTCGCACGGATCGCCAGCCGATCGTTCACCATCAGACCCACCACGACAAACTGGTTAAGCGGGTCGGATTTGTCCGCATCCAACAGAAGGACCCCGCGCAGCTTCGCTGTTGAGACCTCGACCTCATCGCCACCGAATGCGCGGCCTTTCGGGTCGCGATTGATTGTGACCCTCACCATCAGCCTGTGCCGCTGAAGAACCCGTTGATCTGCGCGAGAACCGTCGGGTTGATGATCGGCGTGCCGGACGAGCCGGCGAAGGTCGTCGAGGCCGCGTCGAGGGCGGTCTTGATGTTCGCCAACGTGATCGAGCCCGCCGTACCGGGTACCTGCTCGGCATCCTGGAAATAGATCGTCTGCGCGAACGGCGCGGCCCCCGGCAGGAGGCTTTGCCCGTAGGACGGATCGTCGGCGTTGAGGCCGCCAAGCCCAGCCGGGCCGGCTCCCGCCGCCACCGCCTCGACCCGCACCCGAACGCTTACCCGAAGGCCCATGCTTGCCATGTCGATTACTCCCGATTAGCCGGATCAGCCGAAGGTGCCGGTCGAGGATGCGGTGCTTTCCATTGCTGCGACAAACCTCTGGTCCAAAATGCACCAGCCCTCGAAGTACTTCCACCCGACCGATCGAAGTTGGTTTAAGGGGTCGCTCTTATCGGCGTCGTTCAGCCTGAACCACATCACGTTTTCCAGCTTCAGCGTGGCAAAGGCATCTTGGCCGAAGACGTAGGTGCGGTACACCGTGACGCCGGTCGCCGGGGCCGAGGGCGGGATCTGATAGAGCCCGACGCCGGTGATGGTGACCGCGGTCGAGGGCGGCAGCTGGATCGCGTGCCCGCTGTAAGGGCCGCTGGCCGGGCCGCTCGTGGTGAGCCCCAGATTGACCGGCGCGGCCCCGGTGCCGACCCCGACATAGATCGCGTAGGTGAAGCCGGCGGTCGAGGGGGTGGTGACCGAGATGCCGCCGGTGGTGACCGAGACGTCGTTCGACAGCTGGTAGATGCGGCTCTCGTAGAAATTCTGGTTGTCCCAGCCGGTGACCTGCACCGTGTACGTGGCGGTGGTCAGGTTGCCGACCGCGTTGGCGCCCTGCACTGCCGCGACGCCGGTCCACGACGGCATCATATTGCTTTCGCAAAACGCCATGCCGCCCCAGAAGCCGTGCTCGTTGATGTAGAGGTGATCGGCACCGGAATACTGATAGGTCTGCACCACCAGCGGGTTATTGCGCAGATCCTGCATGACCAGCGGATTGCCGATCGCGACGTAGTGCGCCGCGCGCCCGGGGGCCATCTTGCCCTGGTTCGTGTTGTAGCTCATGTCGCGCAGCACGGTCTCGCCCGAGGGACCGTTCCACAGCGGGACGCCGAGGTTCTTCATCGTGGCGAAGGTGCGGGTGACCGTGGTCGTGTCGAGGTTGTTGCCGGCGACCAGCGCCGCCCGGCTGCCGGCGGCGGCTACGTAGTTCACCTGGGTCACGCCGTTCAGCATGTTCCAGCCGTTGCGCTCCTTGGTTTGCATGATCTGCTGACCGAGGAGGTCGGAGCCCTTGGCGAGGAGGTCGTCCGGCACAGTCTTGACCGCGACATCGGTGAAAACGAGGCGCCCGCCCCATTGCTGGGCGATGCCGGTGACCTGCTGGAATCCCATCTGCTGCGGCGTTGGAGGCACGCCCTCGGCGATCGGCGACGTGGGCAGCGTCAGGTAGGGCCAGCGGTTCGCGGTCCAGGTGACCCCCGCACCCTCCTGCATCTGCTTTACGTCGGCAAACTGCGTCAGCACGATAAAACGCTGCGCATTCCGCAAGGCGCGGCGCTCGATGGTGCGGGTGATTGCGCCCGCGTAAGATGAGCTGACGTTCACGGTGGCTGCCATTTACCCCTCCGTCAAAAGGCGGAGCCCGGCAGCCTCCGCCTCAGAAAATCCCCTTGCGCAGAGCCTCGGCGGCCATGCGCGCGTCAAATTCCGGGTCGCCCCAGGATTGCTTACCCCGCCCGGCAGCGCCATCGCCCCGCCCGTTGGTGGGCCGGGCCTGCGCGCGGGCCACGCGACCCCTAGCCGTCCGGCGCTGCATGGGCGCATCGTCATCGGCTCGCGCAAAAGCGTCCTCGGCCCACAATAGCTTGAAGATTTTCTCACGCTCGGCGCGCAGATTCCCAGCCTGCCGCTCACGCGCGTATTCCGCCTCGACCCGCTCCTTATAGCGGCGGCGGTCGGCGTTGGTCCTTGCGGCACTCTCAAAATCACGCCTGTCAAGCTCGTCCTTCAGGTTTACCTGCTGCCACAGCGACTGCTGCTGCGACTGCTGCATGCCCTTCTGGTAGTAGTAGGCACCAACCTCCTGCGCCGACATCATCGGGAGGTTTTCGGCCTCCCACTTTGCTACCCGCTCCGCTTCCGCGTTGACCTGCTGCTGCTGAGGCTGGAACCGCTGAAACTGCTCCGCCGCCTGACGGAACCCCCGGCCCTCCGCCGCCTCCTTCTCCAGCCGCTCAGCGCGCTCACGCCACCGCTGGGCCTGGGATTTGCGGCCAACTCTGGGAGCCGGAGGCTCTACATCCCCTTCGGCGCCTTCTTCGCCATCACCCCCTTCATCGGGGGCTTCCCCTTCGCCGGCTTCATCATGAAGCCCCGCATCTTCCCCCTCGTCTTCTTCGATTTCGCCAAGATCAAGCTCCTCGCCCCCTTCCGGGGGAAGTCTCGGATCGTCCGACATCTATTTCCCTTCAGCTTTCCGCCGGATCGGCGATTCGCGTGAAGACCCGCACCCTGACGCCGTGCGCGCGTACCTCTCGGTTGCGGCTACGGTAAGCCCGCTAGATGTAGTTTTGTCAAGGACTAGTGTTGATTTCGATGTCGCGCCGCAGCGCGGCTTTCATCGCCGGGAGCAGCGCAATCCAACGCTCGCGTAGCTTCTCGTCTTCTGATTTGGCTTCGTAGCGGAAGGTGACCCCGATCTCCCTCGCCTTCTGCCTGACCGCCTCCGAGGTCCTATCTAGCGAGCCAGCCGCTTGCACCGCGGACCACTTCATCTGCGTTGCCTCGACGAGCCGCGCTACATCTTCGGCCGTCCACCTGGCGTGGTTCACATCCGCCTCGGCATCATTATCCCACCGGCCGCCGACATCTGGTCGGGATGCACAGAGCCAGAATGCCCCTTAATCAATCGCGGCCCGGCCGGCATCGCCCCTGGCTGCGGCTGCTGCGCGCCCGGCGGTCGGCCCGGGCCTTGGCCCGCTCCCTGCGCCTGCATTTGCATCTGCTGCCGCATCTGCTCCTGAATTTTCTGCGCCTGCTGCTGCTGGTGCATCATCATGTGCGGCCGCTTCAGACCGTGCGGGTCGCCCGTTGCCTGCATGTCCTGGAAATGCGACTGCATGTGGCGCATGTCGTCGTCCAGCGGATGAATGTTGGCCGGGAAGCCGTCGCTCATCCACCCGTTCTCGTCCTCCGGGTCGTTCGACAGCTCGGCCCGCTTGTCGTAGATGATGCCGCCGCCAAGCTCGGGTCCGAAGCCGTTGGTCACCATCTGCTGCACCAGCCTCGATAGCCGAATGCCCATGCCCTCTGCCGCGAGGCGCTGCTCTAGCGCCGGGTTCTGCAGCACGTTGAGGAGTGCGGTGCCCTGCTGCGCCATCATGGCGTTCTGACGGACCTGCTCGCCGCCGCGCCAGACGAAGGTGAAGCCGTTGCGGTTCTGCAATGGCCCGACTTCCTGCATTTCGGCCTTCCGGCCCTCATGCCCGAACATCCGCACCAGCATGTCGCTGTCGCGGAACTGATAGTCGAGGTCGACGATCCAGGCCACCGCCTCGGTCAAGACGCCCTCCAGAGCCGTCACCCGCATCGCCGTCGTCAGAAGGTCAACGGCCTGCTCCTGAGCGACCATAGCCTGGCTCGGCTTGTCGGCCCGGGTCTGCTGTGGAAGCATCGAGGGGTTGACGCTGAGCGTCTGGAAAATGGCCTGTAGCGCCATCTGGACGCGGGTTGCCGCGCGAGGGGTAAGATCGGGAAAAGTGAGGAGTTCAACGGAACCTGGAGGCGCATCCCACACGGCACCCACGTTGTATACCAGCGGCCCATCGACCTTCTCGGGGTCGCGGGCCACAATCGGGGCGGCGGAAAGTGTTGCGGCATCCGCACCTTCGTTAACCGCATCGTTCGCTTCATATTGCAGGCTTTCCACGTACTTGATGAGGCTCGGCCCCTTGATCGCGCCGGACATTTTCTTGACCGGGCGCGAGATCAGGGGGCAGCGGTCGTTCCAGTACGGGTTGCGCTTGGCTCCTAACTGGCAGCGGTTGGGGCCGAAGAAGACGCGGCAGAGGCGCTTCCTGCCCTTCTCGGAATAGCCCTTCTCGCCCAGCGGCAGCATCCGCCACGTCTCGAAAACGTGCGCCGTATCACCCTTGTCGTAAATTCCGACCTGCTCCAGGATGTGCCTCTCGGTGTCGCGATGGTCACCTTTCCCGGCCGCAGTCATCGAGTCGAGGAGGGCGTCGGCCTCGTCCTCGCGGATATTGCCAGCGGCCACCATCGCCTTGATCTTTGCCTTAGACCAGCGCCGCAGGATCGTGACGCTACCGCCGCAGGAAAGTGCCTCCTGCACGCTGTCGGCGGTCGCCGGCAGGATCAGCACATCGTTGTCGTGCAGCACCTCCATGCACGGGAAGCCCTCGACGACATCTTTCTCGACGATGTCCTCGATCTCCTCGCCCGGCATTTCCTGGCCGGTTTCCGGGTCGATCGGGCCGTGTGTTTCACGTGAAACAATCTGCCGCTCGATCTCGGCCCAGTCCATGTAGAGGTTGTACTGCCCCTCGACGCACCCATTGCGCGTCATCGGCTCGACCACCTGGGTTTTTACGCTACCCTGGACGAGATAGTGGTCAATGACGGCGACAAGATCGCCCTCGGTCGAGCCGTCGGCAGCGATCGCCTGCACATAGCGACCCCCCTGCGGGAACAATTGGTTCACGTCGCGGGTGACGATCGCCTCTACGGCGTCGTGGATGATCGGGAAATAGATGTTGGCGATGCCATTGTAATAACGGTGCTGGTTCGCCTCGCAGTTGTAGCAGTCCCAATAATCCTCGTTGGCGTCGGCCCGGTCCTTCTGGTCGTCGAAGCCGCGCCGGATGTCGTCGAACAGCTCGTCGAGATGATGCCGGATGCCGGATTTGGGCTTCGCCCCGGAGGGCGGCTTCCGGCCCAGCAGGTCGGCGTCGCGGCCCAGCGGCTCCGGGCGCTCCTCAATGAGGTCGCCGTCTTCCAGTCTCGTATTCCTCTCGGCCATCGGCGGCATGATGGATCACCACCCCCCCGTCGTAAAGGGGGCGGCACCAGCACGCCTGGCTCGGCTCGTGCTCCCGCAAATCATCGTCGGGGATGACGTGCTGGCGTTGCTGCATCATTTTTCCTCTTGACAGCACACCCAATTCCGTCGCACGCGCGCCCGTACGCGCGTCTTAGATGTAATGAGCGCCACTCGACGCGCAAACCAACCCCAGCCATCACTCGGGCTTGGCGACGACGTGACCGGCGGCCTCAGACTCCGCCAAGGACAACCGCTCCAACTCCGCCTGATCGGCTTTGTTCAGTTGGTTGCGCTCGCGCAACAGGCGCAAATCGCGCAGCCGAGCGGCCGCGTCGGTTGCCGGCACGGAGGCGACCGGCTTATCCGGCGGCGGCTCGTGCGGCTGGTCCTCTGGGGTGTCGTAGTCCCTGCTGCGTGCCATCGTCATCTCCTTGCCGGCATTGCCGTCTTATAACGATTACCGTAACGGTCCTCGGCTATCGGTTGTTGCGTATCCTCTTCCTCGTCGCCTCTGGCAAGCGTTTTGCGCTGGAGGCCGAGGAAGGATTCCAGACCTTCCATCAGGAGGCGGTACGGCCCTTCTTCAGCAAACTCTTGGAGCCGGCCGCGCACCAGGGCTCGACCATAACCTCCTGCGCACGCGCGACATACCCATCGGGCGCGGGGGGACGCCGCGACAGCGGGCAACCCTCGGGAGATTCGGCCAAGCAAATCTTGCAGATGAACCTGCCCCGCCGCTTCGGCGCCACCAAGGCGTAGATCAGCTGGGATATTCCGGATCGCTGCCAGAAGCCCGACATTGGTGTACTTATCCTCGTGGTGCGGCGGCACGACCCAGGTCGGCGGCTGGTTGCGGCTGACGAGGCGATCCGGGACCGGCGCCTTCAGCATCGCCTGCCAGGAACGCGGCCGGTCGCGCATCAGGTGCTCGCGCGGCGTCGCGGCCAAGAGGATCGCCTCATTATATATAGGCTCCACCAATTCCCCCGGATTGCCCTCGCGAACCCAGTCGTGCAGCAAGAGAAGCCGGCCGTCGTGATACTGGCAGAGCACCGCCGCGGTCATGCTGCCGGTCGCGTTGGCGACGAGGAACAAGGGGCGCGTCGGGTCGTGCTCCAGGTCGGGGACGATGTGGTCGGCGCCGAAGCCGTCGAGGACGGGAAGGCCGGGGCGCATCTGGAGCGCGTAGGCCAACGCGTTGGGCGCGTCGATCTTGCCTGTCGGGTAGTTCAGCAATTGCTCGGTCAGCGCCGGGAGCGGCTGCGCGAACTCGCACTCGCGAGCCGCGAAGAACGGCTGCAAACCTCGTATAAAGTCAAGTTTTCCCCGTGGCGCCCGCATGCCACGCAGCGGGATATAAGTCCCTCGGCTCGCCATTGCATGCCGCATGGGTTGCAATAGAAACTGCTCAAGGCCGTCGAGTTCGACGCCGAGCCAGACGGGGTCGTATCGCTCCTGGATGTCGAAAGCCAAGGCGACGATTTCATCGGGGAGAAGGAAGCTCGCATCACTCGCCCACACCACCAATCGGTTGCTTATCCATGACCATACCGCCCATCCGGTGGTGGCGCTGGTGCTGCCCACCGTTCTAGCCGGGTCGATCATCGCGTAGCACGCCTGCCAGGTCCGCTCGCGCGGCGCCACCCGGATC